TCGCGGCCGATGTATCTGCGTTCGGTTATCGTGATTTCCGCAGAAAGGACGGCTTTTTCGATCCGCTTCTTCAAAGAGAGGTAGTTGCCTTTGTCGAACAGAGATATCCGCACCTCTTCGACGTCCTGACCCGGAGCGTTGTCCGCGAACGCGTCGTAAACGTCGACGATCGGGGTAAGAACCGCGTAGCGGTCGGGAGCGGGTTCGGAAAAGACGCCCGTCTCCACGGGAACGTTCAGTCCGTCCAGGACCGCCGTCAGTTCGGAAAGCAGACTCATATCTTTTCCACCTCGCTCTCAAGTTTGTCGATCATCGCCTGGACACAGGCTTTTTTACTCTGGGACTTCGCCCGTTTCAGAAACGGTTTCGGAGCCTGACCGTGCCTGCCGTATTCGATGATATTGGCAAGCATCGCGTTGCTGACGCCGTCGGTCCTGTTTTCCGCGAAGCCCACTTTGACGTTGAAGTCGCCGTTGGCGTCCTGAAGAGCCTTCGACGTTCCGAGCGCCGCGATAAGCTGTCCCGTACTCCTGCTTTCTTCTTTCGTTCCGCTGCCGATTACGGATGAAAGATTGGAGCGGACCTTGTCTTCGACGATTTTCGCGCCCGCGTCAAGCACCTTCGGGATAATTTCGTCCGTCCGTTCGCCGAGCCGCGAGATCTTCATAAGAAAGTCATCCGGCATCTGTACCGTGCATTTTGCCATCCGGCTTCACCTCCCTGCAGAGAACCTCGATATACATCCCGCGGCCGTGAACGTCCTCGACCGAGGTAATCTCGAAACGGTGTGTTCCGCAGCGGATCACCAGACCGGTCGTTACCGGAACGCCGGGGATTACACGGAATCGGAAAAGGTCGGTGGCTTCCGAAAAGACGGCTCTGTTCGCCCATTTTTCGCTGCCGTGCCGGCCTTCGCGGTACGCCCGGACCGAGGCGAGAACGGCGTCGGTCTTCGTCGTGAAACCGTCCGCGTCGCGCTCGTGTCCGGGTTTGACGATATCGATGAACGAGTCCATTCGTCCGAGGCTCATATTTTCCACCGCCTGTCGAGCCGGAGAAGCAGATTGACGGTGTCCCACACCTGCCTTCCGGCCGCCGTGCTGTCGGCGAAAAAGCCGCCGGTGCTGCCGTCCCTGGACTCGTAGAAGTGGGAGGCAAGCATTATGACGGCCTGTTCCGTGGTAGGAGGAAGACGGTTCTCCGAATAGAAGCCTTCGTCGAGGTGCTGATAGCTCTCGGCGTAGGAAACGGCGGCGGTGATGTACGACCGCAGAAGATCGTCGTCGCCGTCGTGTTCCAGGATCAGGTTCTTTTTGACTTTTTCAAGCAGAGCGTCCATCACCGCGCCTCCTTTCTTAACCTTCGACCGGCGCTTTGAGAATAACCGTGATTTCGGTCTCTCTGTATCCGTCCGCGCCGAGAACGGCTGTCTTGGGCGTTACCGCGACTTCATCCGCCTTGATCCAGAGGACGAACTCGCCCGGCTGATCGAGACCGACGCCGGTCGCCTCGTTCACGTCCGCCTGTGTCGCTGCGTAGCCGTTGTAGGTCATCTTCGTCAGCGAGGAAAGGCCGGTGCCGACGCCGAGACCAATCCACTTGTGAACGCCCTGCTCGGGATTGCTGCTGTCGTACTCTTCCAAATCGTTCACGTCGGCGGTAACCGTGATGACCGTTCCGTCGATGGACGCGGTCGCTTTCGCGTTGTTTCTGCCGCCCGCGCCGCTCACGTTAGGAGCGATACGGGTCGTGAAAGTCCAGGCGTCGGGGGTCACGATTCCTGCGTTCTTGAGTTTTGCGAGCAGCGCGTTGAAGTCGTCGCGGAGCGCCGCGACGGTGTTCGCCTCGGACGTCCGCTGATTCTCGGCGGAAGAAGGAAGCCCGGTCACCCGGGCTCCTTCCTTGATTTCGAGTTCGCCGCCGATGACGGTCTTATCGCCGCCCTGTTCGGTGTAGTTCTTCGTGTTGTAGCTCATAAGGAGACCTCCTTACGCCTTCTGCTGAAGGATCTTGATAGCCTCCGGCAGAACGGTCTTGCCGTCCAGACGTCTGGAAGCGAGGAAGCCGACCTGACCGTTGCCCGCGTAGAGTTCGTTGAGGCGCTTGAAGGTGATGCCCTTACGGTCGCCGATCCAGTAGTAGGAAAGGTCGCCGAAAATGACGGTCTTCGCGCCCGCAGCGATTTCGGGAGCATAGGCGGAGGTGAAGTAGGGTCTGCCGAGGATCGTGCTGACTTCGCCGTCCTTGAGAGCGGGCTGAAGCAGATAGTTCCCGGTGGAATCCTTGAGCTTGCGGATCGCCTTGACGGTGGAGTCGTTCAGCACCCACACCGCGTTCTTTCGGTAAGGAGCCTTAAGGCTGTAGAAAAGGTCGATCAGCTCGTCGGCGGTGATGGCGGTGGGAGAAGCGGTGGTTACGCCGACTTCGCCGCCGCCCGTGGCGTTAAGGATGCCGGTAGGCTTCGAGGAGCCGTTGCCGGAAAGGAACGCCTCTTCCTCCTTGTCGCCGATACGGCGGGTGAATTCCGATCTGATATAGCCTTCGAGGTCGAAAGCGGAATCGGCGAGGAGTTCCTCGGACACCTTGATGATGGTGCCGACCTTGTGAGCATCGAGCTGCACCTGACCGAACTCTTCGTCGCTTTCGGTGTAGGCACCGCCCTCGTCGATCCACGCGGCGGAGCCGTGAGAGGCGACGACGGGAATCTTATGCAGACCGCCGGAAGTGGTGATGACCTTCGCGTGGGCGCGGATGACGGTATTCTCGTTCAGTCCGGTGACGAGAGTGTTCTCGAATTCGTCGGGTACGAGGTAGCCGCCCTCCGAATCGACGCCCTCCTGAAGGGTGTTTCTGAGTTCGGGGGTCATGCTGTCCTTATGGCGCGTAATGTTCCAGAACGCCTTTTTATAAGCGTCGGAGGCGCGTCCGGTCCTGGTGTCCTGCTTCTCGGGAGAAGCGGGCTTTTCCGTGATGGGAGTGCTGACGGGTTTGGAGAGCTGGGCGTCCATCTCCTCGAGACGCTCCATACGGGCGATCTCGTTGCCGAGAGAGGCGATTTCGTTCTCCATACGGGTGTAGGCGGCGTCATCCTCCGTGGAGAGGAAGCCTTCCTGGTTGCGGCTGGACTCCAGGAAAGCCCGGGCAGCCTTGAGTTTCTGGGCGCGTTTGCCGCGCAGTTCGTTGATAGTCATTTTGTTTTCCTCCATGTCAGTTTTTGAGAAGATTGAGGCGCTCCATCAGTTCGCTGACGGAACGGCCGTGTTCGGGCGTCGGCTTTTCCTCGGCCGATTCGGGTTTGTCCGCCTTTTCGGCGGTCTTTGCTTTGGCGGTGATCTTGTTCATAAGAGCGTTTTCGACCGCCTTCCCGGAAAACGCATACGCAGGCACGTCAGCGACCGTGTTTTCATCGGTCAGAATGTCGTCGGCGAAGCCGAGTTCGATGGCTTTCTTTGCGTTCATCCAGGTTTCGCTGTCCATCAGGTGGGACAGTTTGGCGCGTGACTGGTTCGTCTTGATCTCATAAGCGTTGATGATGCTTTCCTTGACCTCTTCGAGCATATCGATGGCTTTCTGCATATCCTCGTGGTCCCCGAAAGCTACCGTCATGGGATTATGAATCATCATGAGAGCCGTGGGTGCCATGAGAACCTGTGTCCCTGCCATCGCAATGACCGAAGCGGCAGAAGCAGCGATGCCGTCGATCTTGACGGTCACATTGCCGTGGTAGTCCATGAGCATGGAATAAATCTGGCTTGCCGCGACGCAGTCGCCGCCGGGAGAGTTGATCCACACGATGACGTCGCCCGTGCCGGAGAACAGTTCGTCACGGAACTGCTTCGGGGTGATGTCGTCGTCGAACCAGCTTTCTTCTGCAATCGTGCCGTAGAGTTCAAGAACTCGCGGCTCCGCCTGTTCGCCGTCCGCCTGATTTTTCCACTTCCAGAACTTTTTTGCCTTGGGGTTCATCAGAGTCTGTTTCCTCCTTTTCCGTAGATTTTGTATTTGCAAAAGCACCCGCATCGGCAAGCGGAAGCATATTGCCGTTGATAAGATAGAGGTCGCCGCCCATCTCCGCCGGTATGCGGTCGAGGTTCTCCAGTTCGCGGATGTCGTTGGCGGACATCCATCCGTTCTGGCGGGCGGTCGAATAGCCCTGCATACGGCTTGCGTAGTCGCCGCGCAGCAGACCGTCCACGTTGAACTTGAAGAACAGAACCGGCTTCTCGGCGTCCGAAAAGAGCGCCCTTTGAAGGGACTGCTCCCAGCGGTTCACCCAGGGGTCGAGCGTGTACTTGACGAACTCGAGCGACTGCTGCTCGATATTTGAAAACGAGGACTTTTCCAGATCTCCGACCATGTGCGGAGGCACACGGAATATCCTCGCGATTTCGTTGATCTGGAACTTCCGGGTCTCCAGGAACTGCGCCTGTTCGGGCGAGATGGAGATCGGCGTGTATTTCATGCCTTCCTCCAGTACCGCCACCTTGCCGGAATTGGACGAACCTCCGAACTGGCTCTGCCAGGCTTCGCGCACCCTCTGGGGGTCTTTGATCGTTCCTGGATGCTCCAGAACGCCGCTCGGAGCGGCACCGTTCGCGAAGAACTTGGCACCGTATTCCTCCGTCGCGATGGCAAGACCGATCGCGTTCTTCGCCATCGCAATGGGCGAGTAGCCGACCAGGCCGTCGAATCCGAGTCCGGGAATATGCAGAACGTCGTAAGGCGGCAGCTTGACCGTCGAGCCTTCCATCGTCGGCGCTTCCTCGTCGGAGCGCGTGTAGATGTACCACAGCCGTCCTTCCTCGTCACGGTCGACCGTCATTTTGTTGGGCATCAGCGGATACAAAGCGACGACCTCGCCTTTTCCGTTGCGGATGATCTGCGCGTAGGCGTTGCCCCAGAGCAGCAGATGCGTCATCAGCGTTTCGCGGAAAATAAACGAGGTCATTTCGGGGTTGGGTTCGTCGTGAAGGAGGCGGTAAAGCGGATGATCGACCGCTTTTTCCTTGCCTCCGCTGCCGGTATAGCGGTAAAGGTGGAGCGGCAGTCCGGCGATCGCCTCCGCCAGGATGCGGACGCAGGAGTAGACCGCCGTCATCTGCAGGGCGGTGCGCTCCGTTACGGGTTTGCCGGAGGTCGTTCCGCCCATAAAAAACGAGTAGGCGCTTCCGGCTGTTCTGTTTTTCGGTTTATCCCTGTTTCGGAACAGGGCGGAAAATATACTCATCGGTTTCCTCCTTAAGGGCATGAAAAAAGCACCTGCCGTTTCCGGTAGATGCTTTCGGTTTATTCGTTTCGCGGTTTATCGGTATTTGTAGAAAACCTCGTTCACGGCTTCAACGTAGACGTTGAAGGAGGGATGGTTTCTGTCGCCGCGCCTCAAATACATATTCTTTTTGTTAAGATAGGTGTCCCGGACTTCAATCCAGCAGTCGTTGTCCTTCAGCCATTCGACTCTGTCCGTCAGTCCTTTCGACTTCGGCGCTTCGTTCCAGTAGTATCTGTCGAACTGAACGATGCCGGTCTTTTCGTGAATCAGCCGGTACCACGCGCCGTCAGATCCGACGGTGATGATGCACAGATCGATGCTGAAAGGCGTACGGTTTCCTTTTTTGAACGAATACCTGTCCGTGGACAGCGCGGAAGTAGAGTCCTGGCAGTTGTCCCAGCCGACTCTTTTGAGAATTTCGTCAAACTTTTTCTGAACGTAGTTTTTGATGCCCCGGCAGTCGTTGATGCCGTATTCTCCGCTGTCCAGTATTTCAAGATTGAAATCAAGGTCGACCGGTTCGTCGGCGTTCTGCGTGATCAGGTTTTTCGCGCCGCTTCCGACAAGGTGCTGCCGGACTTCCATGACTCCTTCCTGATTGATTGCCTGAACGAGCTGATTGACGATATCCGAACAGCGGGATTTCATTGCGTTCAGAAAAACCTTATCGGTTATCCAATGATACATAAGCGTTTCTCCTTTTTCCCCAATCCCGACCATTTGACATCGCGGTCAAATCATTGTATTATACGCTTTTTCTTACGAAAGTCAAGATTTTTCGCAAAAAAATGTCCGAAATTAAAGAAATTAAAGAAAAAGAAGCCCTCTCGTATCATAAACGGAAGCGCTCGTATCGTTTCCGCAGCGGATCGCGCGGTCGAGCGCCATGATCGCCGCCACCGCTCCGTCTATCTTTTCGGTGGAGCGCTCCTTGTCCGGTTTGATGTTTCCGGCGGGATCGGTGCGGACAAAAATGTTGTCCATCATCCAGCGCAGGACGGGGTGTCCTCCGTGCGCTATCCTCTCTTCGAGAACGAGCTTCATCAGCTCTTTGGTCGGAGGCGACATATCTTTGAAGCCCTGTCCGAAAGGAACGACCGTGAAGCCGAGTTCCTCGAGGTTCTGCACCATCTGCACGGCTCCCCAGCGGTCGAAGGCGATCTCGCGTATATTGAACCGCTCTCCGAGCCGTTCGATGAACTTTTCGATGTATGCGTAATGAACGACGTTTCCTTCGGTAGTCAGCAGTTTGTCCTGCCGTTCCCAGATATCGTACGGAACGTGGTCGCGGCGGACCCGCAGTTCCACGTTCTCCTCGGGCATCCAGAAGTAAGGCAGAACGACGTACCGTTCATCCTCCGTCCTCGGAGGAAACACCAGGACGAAAGCGGTGATGTCGCTCGTGGAGGATAGGTCGAGTCCGCCGTAGCACACGCGGCCTTCCAGATCCTCCTCGTTTACGGCGAAGGCGCATTTATCCCACTTGTCCATCGGCATCCACCGGACAGCCTGTTTGACCCACTGGTTCAGGCGGAGCTGCCGGAACGAGTTTTCCTCCGCTGGGTTCTGTTTGGCGGACTCGCAGGCGGCGCGGACTTTTTCTATATCGACCGTAATGCCGAGAGAGGGGTTTGCTTTCTTCCAGACTTTCGGGTCCGTCCAGTCGTCGCTCTCGTCGGCACCGTATATGACGGGATAGAAAGTCGGGTCTATCTTCCTCCCTTCGAGGATGTCTTTCGCCTTTTGGTGTGTCTCGTAGCAGATACTATGAGTATCCGTTCCGGCGGTGGTAATCAGGAAGTATAGAGGCTGCGTCCGCGCGTCGCCCGATCCTTTTGTCATGACGTCGAAGAGTTTTCTGTTCGGCTGCGTGTGCAATTCGTCGAACACCACCCCGGAAATATTGAATCCGTGCTTGGAGTAGGCTTCGGCGGAAAGCACCTGATAGAAGGAGTTGGTGGGCGTATAAATGATGCGCTTGGTCGCGGACAGTATCTTCACGCGTTTGGAAAGCGCTGGACACATCCGAACCATATCGGCTGCCACCTCGAAAACGATGGAAGCCTGCTGTCGGTCGGACGCGCATCCGTAGACCTCGGCTCGTTCCTCACCGTCGCCACAGCAAAGAAGAAGAGCGACCGCCGCAGCGAGTTCGCTCTTTCCCATCTTTTTCGGTATCTCGATGTAGGCGGTGTTAAACTGCCGGTATCCGTTCGGCTTCAGAGTGCCGAACACGTCCCTGATGACCTGCTCCTGCCAGTCTATCAGTTCAAAGCGCTTTCCCGCCCAGGTGCCTTTGGTGTGGGAGAGGGCTTCGATAAAGGCGACCGCGTAATCGGCGGCTGCCTTGTCGTAGCGCGACCCTTTCGCCATGAACCGGGTCGGCGTATACTTTTTCAGTTTTCTGATAACGGTCACCTCCTCAAAATAAGCATAAAAAATACAGCCCTTCGGCTGTAGAGAGGAAAAGAGCCTTCCGGCTCAATTCCCGCTTTCGCTGCGTTTTCCGTCCTTAATCCGCGGCCTTGATTTTGAAAAGGATGTCGCCCTCGCAGCTCATGGTGAAGTCCAGAACTTCGGCGTCGTCGAAGCGGTCGGGGACGTCCTTGAGCGCTCCGTCGAAGTAAACCTTGTCAAGGCTTCCGTTCGCCAGGGTGACGCGGGCGTTTCTGCTGATCAGTTCGTAGAACTTTGAAAGTTTCATGTCCGCGCCTCCTTCAGCAAAGGGTGAGGTATCCGGCTCTGGAAACCTTGTAGGTGATTTTCCAACCCTTGCGGGCGGCGACTCTGATCAGGTCGTCCAGGGCGGTGCGGTAGTCCGCGCAGGCTTCGTCGTATCTCATCTTGCGGTAGGCGTTGTGGTCTCTGACCAGCATCGCGGCTTTGCTTTCTGCGTAGGTTCTTGTCATTGGGGTGTCCTCCGTTCCTTTTGTTGTACCCATATTACCTCTAAAAGAGAGATATATCCAGTCATTTCGCGATAATATAGTACACGATCTTTCGGGGGTTTCGGAGGGCTGAAATTGTGTATATTACAGCGGTTTCAGCGCTCCCCGTAGCAGCGGTGAATGGTGGCGATAATGCTGTCCTGCTCCTTCTTTTCGACCCCGATGCTCTCGAGCGCTTCGCGCGTTCCGCAGTCGGGGCAGATGAGGGTCTCGTTGTCCTCGCGGGACAGGGCGGGATGAGCCGTGAACGGCTGACCGCATTTCGGGCAGATTCTGGTCTTTTCGGTTTTCGCGTCTTTCATTTCCGTACCTCCTTGCAGCTGTATTCGTAGGCTTCTTTCAGGTAGGCGACGTCGAAACCGAAATCGCGGTAACCTTCGACGCATACCCGAACGTACTCGTTTGACGGAACGCCGACCGGGCGCTCCTCGTGCATGATGTAGACGAACACTTTTCTCTTGCGGACTTTGCCCGTTCGGATGCCCTTGATCGGCAGCTCCGTTTCCGCTTTGTAGTAGAAATCGGGAAAGCCCTCGTAGCGGTCGAGGCGGAGTTCGTCCTGCTCCGAAACCTCCCACACTCCGACGGGAACGGTCGAGCCTTTTTCCGGCTCGACGGTAAGGTACGAACCCGTCCGGCTTCCTTTGAACAACAGGCGGTAGTCTTTCAGTTCCGCCGTTCCGATGACCCGCGCCGTCGGGCATCTCCATTGCATTTGCCGAACGTTCAGGTTTGACCCGTAGGCGACGTAATAGCGTTTTTCCATAAAAAAATCTCCTTTCGCAATTGCCTTCTACCACCTTAAGACCGCCGGAGCGGTCGGTGGGGGGGTGCCGTGCGGCTTTCTTCAGATCACGGCGGGTCTGCCGTGGCGGAATGCCGCGTCCCCTTCGAGGCGTCTTGTGAGGAGATCCCTTGCGGTTTCAAACTCGTCGCCGATGAATCCGAGGCGGAGGAGCCAGGTTCTCATCGCGTACTTGGGGTTTTCGTTCTGCTGCGGCGTCGGGCTTGCCGTCCGTACCGCTTTCGCCATCTGTGAAAGGGCGAGGCAGATTTGAATGTAGCTCTTGAGCTGTCCGGCGTGGAGGCCGTTCTGTTTGCCGTTCGCTGGCGCGTCGAACTGGAAGAGCCTGAACTCGACCGTGCCTTTCGTGAAGGTCGCGTGGAGGTTGAGCATATGGTATCGGCTGTCGTTGTAGTGCATATCGCGTCCGTAGGTCGCGCCCTGGCTGCCGTACCAGATGTCCGCGAGTTTCGCCATCGTCTTCGGCTTCTTGCGGTTGAGCTGTTCAAGGAAGCGCGGGTCGACCGTTCTGCAGTATCGGCTGATTCTCGAGCGGTCGAGGTTGAGCGCGTCCGTCATGAGGCTTTCGTGGCTCGCCATGATGTTGGCAAGGTTCCGAAGCGTCTGCGGTGTGTGGCCGTTCGCGCCGATGTGGATGTGGACTCCGCAGCCCCTCGTCGCGTCGCTCTTCGCCCCGGCTCTGCGGAGCGTTCTCACGAGTCCCTGCAAGGTCTCCATATCCTCGTAGCGGAGGATCGGGGTGACCATCTCGCATTTCTGCTCGTCGGGTCCGTTGATGCTCACGTCCCTTTGGAACTTCCACTCTCTGCCGTCCGCGTCCCATGCGCTCCAGGTGTAGTATCCGTTCCGCCGTGCCGTATCTTCAAACCGTCCCGTTCCGAAAAACTCGGCGGCGGTCCTCGCTGCGTCGCGGCGCGTGATGTTGTTCATCTCGACCTCGACCCCGATGGTCTGTTTTTTCATCTCGGTAATGTTGTTCTTCGTGCGTTCGTTCATTGTGCTTTCCTCCGTTAATGGGGTGTTGTTTTCCTTTCGGTGTGACACATATTAACTCTAAAAAGCACATATATCCAGTCAATTCGCGACAATATAAAGCACGATCTTTCGCCCTTTTTCGGGGCTGAAATTGTGTACATTATGACGGCGTTTCGTACTCGATTTCACCGCATCCGCAGGAGATGAGCTGACCCCGGCAGGCGGGACATATCTCGTTGTCGCACCCGAGGTGATGATACCGTCCGGGCTTCGCTCCGCAGTCGTGGCAGCGCCAGTCCTCTCCGTAAATGCCGTGCGGAATGCGGACGTACCGTTTACCGCCGATTATCAGCATTTTCAGGGAGCAGCCGCTTGCCGTGGTCATTTCTTTTCCGCAGATATCACACTTCGCCATCTTCGTCGACCCTCCTGCACGAATCTTCGCCCCAGACCACTCCGAGACCCGAACCGCAGTCCCACGAAACGTGGATCGTTCCGAGGTCGTCCACATGGCGCACGGTTCCGCGGCAGCCCGGTTTGAGGCGCGTGTTAAAGGGGTCGCTCATACTGACGAGTTCGACCCTGCAGCCAACGGGATATTCCTTTTTGATGCGGTCAACGACCGCTTGCGGCGTCTGCCATCCCATTACTCCGTCACCTCCTTCGGCTTCGTCGCTTTGAAGGCGGAGGAGCCTTCGAGACGGCGGAGCAGGATTTTTCGGTCGGTCTTGTACTCCGAGCCGATGAAGCCGAGGCGGAGAAGGAAGCACCGAAACGCGTACTTCTCGTTTTCGACTTCTTTTTCTTTGGCGGTCGTGCGTTTCAGCTCGGACGCCATTCTGCAGAGCGCGGAAACGAAATTCATATAGGCTTTCGCTTCTTCGGGGGTGTGGTCGCCGGGAAACCAGGGGAACTCGAGACGGTCCTCGACGCGGTTGACGGGCAGGCTGTCGATGCAGAGCGCTTTCTTTATAAGGTTTCCTTTCGCTTCAATGATGGAATGCAGGTTCAGAAGCTGCATCTCCGTTAGTTCGGCGGCGGGAATCTGTACCGCGATGCCGCCCCGTTCGGGTTCTTCGCCGTTTTCCACCTCGTACTCGATGCCCTCGTCGTAGAGGTGTTCAAGAAGCCTCTCCGCCGCCTCGGGATCGAGGCTGATGCCCGTCGCGACGCCGTGCCGGTCGATTTTGACGTCGTCGCCGATTGTGTAGTCGAAGCTCGGTGCGCCGGAGTAGACTGCCTCGCGGCCGAGCCATTCGGAAAGAATAAGAACAAGTCTTTTTCTTTCCTTGCCGGGAACGTTGAATTTGATTGTCATTGAAAAAACCTCCTTGTTTTTCGGTAGTCACATATTCGCTCTAAACGCCCGAAATATCCAGTCTTTTTCGCTTTTTTTCAATGTAGATATTTCGGGCGTTTCAGGAGGTTAGTTTCGTGTATAATACACGATCCCGGACAATACGAAAAAGACGCAGGGCAGCGCGACTCCGTTGCCCCACATCTTATATTCCGCCGCGTCCGAATACGGATCGGTCAGCCATTTTTTGATTTGTTTGAGGCTCTTCGGCTTTTCGGAAGCGCCGATGATGCGGCGGTGCGTTTCCCAGATGTCATACCACGACGCGATGTCTTTCATCGAAGGATCGGGCGTACCGAGATCCGAACACCAGTCGTCGGGAAATCCCTGAAGCCTGGCGCATTCGGTGGGCGTGAGTCTGCGGACGGTGTAGCCGTTCTCCATAACGCCGTTCTGGTATCCGGGATTCGTTCCGTTGACAAGCGTGGTCGCTTTCTCCACGGTCGGAGTCATACACTCGGCTTTCATCTGCGGATAGAACCCGACGGGTGAAGCGACGGCTCCGGGACCTTTCGCAACGATGGTCGGCTGGATTTCCTCTTCGATGCAGGGCTTGAACTGCGCGTTCGCCCCCTGATTGAAAGCGTCACGGCCGATACCGAACGAAGGCTCGGTTACGACGGTCGCGTCTTTGAAGTCGCGGGCGAGAACGGGCGGTGCCTTTTCCTCCGCAACGTTCGGAAAACTCCCGGTGGTCATCGCGTATACGCGCTTTTCCTCGTATGCGACTCCGTGGACTTCGGTTGCGTTGAGCGTATAGCTGACGTCGCTTTCGGCGTATCCGTCTCCGATGTGAGAGGGACGCGTTCCGTTACCTTCGAGAGCTACCGTCTTCGAGATCGGAGACTCTTCGCCGACACACACGGCGGGAGCGCCGTCGTGGGTACAGGCGAGGGTCGGAGCGCAGTCTTCCGAGACCGAACACGAGCTTTTTCCGGCACCCTGATCCACGCAGACGATTGCGATGCCGCCCTGGTTGCAGGACGGGTTTCCGCCGTTCCCGTCGAGCGTTCTCGAGGTTTCCGCCTCGTAGATTCCGCTGTGCGGGTTCGGGGACTTCATCGCGTTGGAGTCTTTCGCGGAAATGCCGAACGGCTGGAGAACGCAGTTGAAGTTGTCCTTGTCGGGCATCCGCTGACCG